CTTGGTGCCAGAGCTGGCCGAACCAGTCGAGCTCGGTGTCGGGCGTCGAGGTGACGATCACCTTGGCGTTCTCGCCCACCATGGAGAGCGTGGGCATGGCGCCCCGGTAGATCTCGGCGGCACCATCGAGGAAGGCGCCCTCGTCCATGAAGAGGACGGAGCAGCTGGGGATGCCTCGAGCGGCGCGGGGTGAGGCGGGGAGGAAGTAGAGCGTGCCACGCCCTTCGATGGCGATCTGCGTGTTGCTATCCGTCAGGTAGCGGATTGACTCGCCCTCGATGCTGTTGGCCATGGCGCGCACACGGCGGCCGAGCTCGGAGGCGTCCTGTTGGGTCTTGGAGAAGATCACTGCTGCGAAGCCGCGCTCGGTGAGCGCCCGGCAGAGGAGGTAGGAGCAGACCGTCTCCGAGGCGCCCATCTGGCGCGACTTGTTGATGATCGTGTTGGGGTGCTCGTTGATCGAGCGGACCAGCGCTTCTTGGTACTCGTAGGGGACAAAGGGAGCCACGGTGCCGCCCGTGCGGATCCAGGTGCGCTTGGCGAAAGACGGCCAGTCCTCCACGCCCGGGAGCTTCGTCGGGGCGATGGCGGGGTCGAAGATCGCGGCGCGCGCCTTGCGGCGGGCGAGCTCGAGGCGGAGCTTGTCGGCTCGGCGCTGCAGCTGCGCGAGAGAGGCGGTCATTCGTCCTCGGGGTCAGCGCTCTTCAGGAGGTCGATGTCGCTGATGGGTTCATTTCCCTTGGTGGCTTCGGACTTCAGCTCGAGCACTCCGTAGATCTGGGCTTCGAGGTCCGAGACCGTGCGTTCCAGCAACTTGCGCTCTTGGTAGGCGGCGGCGCCGTTGAGCAGGGCGCGGGAGGCAGCGATGCGGTCGGAAGCTCGCGCCTCTGGGTCGTTCATGATTTCCGTGAGCGTCGCGATGGCCTCTGGCATGAGGGCGACATGCTGCGACTCGGAGCTTTCGATGAGCTCCTGCTGCATGTTGTAGATCGCTCGTTGCACCGCAGGGCGCTTGCGCCAGTTGTAGAGAGTCTTCTCGGCGATTCCGAGAGCGCGAGCGACCTCGCGGCAGGTCTTGCCACGAGCGAGGAGATCTGCGGCTAAGCGTTCCTGCTCGCGGAGTCCATCGACGATGTTCGGTAGGCGCGCAACCATGGCCAGATTCTTACTGGAGTAGACGGATAGTTACCGCCTGCGGGTCTAGCTTACTCATTCCTGAATGGGGCACGCATCGCACTGTCCAACGCTGCGCAGAACTCGTAGAGGGAGCGGTGGTCGTAGCGCAGCAGGTCTCGGGCGGCGGCAAGGCGGGCGGCGTCCGTGACGTCGCGGAGAACAGCGCGCAGGCCGTGCTCGATGCAATCGCCCTCGGGATGGAGGGCGGCTGCGCGTTTGAATGTTGCTACTAAATGTGGCAGGGAATAGTGCTCGTTAAGCTGCATCGGACTGCGCCAGGGTTGTCACCACTGAAGCAACGATCGCTTCGAGGTGAGGACGAGGTACTCCGGAAACAACACGAGCGGCGTTCTCGACGGCTTTGGCGTAGGCGCGGGGTGTGGGTCGGGCTGCCGGAGCTTTGCCTAGGGCGCGCTCGCGGATGAGTTGGCCGCGGGGGATGAGGAGTGCTGCGGCCTCGGTGTCGAGGCGGAGGCGTTCTTCTGGGGTGAGGAAGACTTTGGTTTCGAGGCGCTTTGACGACATCGTTATGGCGTTATGTGGGGTGGGTTACTTAAAGGTGAGCAACTCCTAATTTGGCGGAAATTAGAAGTTGGCTAGAGGGTCTGACTACTGGCTTCAAGAGCGCAACCTGGCTAGCAGATCTGCCGTTTTCTCGGCCAGCTTGCAGTAGCTGGTGCCTTCATCGCTGGAAACGATGTGCGGGCAAGTGGAGCTGGGTTGTTCAATCCAGTTACCGAGAGCCTGTTGCAGAGCTGTGAATTCTTCCCAGGTCATGGAAAGGGACTGGTGGCCTCGGCTTAGATGAATGTCAAAACCTTCAGCATTTGTCCATTCTGTGACTTCGAGGAAATCATCACCCTTTCTATCAATGTTGTAGTTCTTGAGTTCGACAAAGCGGCATGTGCGCTGGGATTCTTTCATGGCGTTAGTGGGCTTCAAGTTCGTCAGCGATGGCGAGAAGATCGGGCACCTCAATGATGCGTGGGTATAAGTCCTCAAACTCTGCACCTGGAGCAGGACTCTCGCCAAGCTGATCCGCAGCAGCGCGAAGAGCGGCGGCAAGGCAGCCTTGTCCGGTATGGCTGGAGCGAAAGGCATCCAGCACTGCTCGTGTGACGGGTGAAAGTTCAGACATAGAAGTTGATCGGACTACTGGTGTTGCTTAAAAACAAGCACGGCTGACAAAGAATGTACTCACCAAGCTCATGATGCACAAAAAACAGTAGTGATGTTGACTAATCGGGCAGGGATTCAAGAGCGCGGCGGATGGTGTCGGTGTTGGTTCCAAGCCCGTGCGTCTTCAGGTCGGTGTGCAGTGAATCGAGCTGCGTCAGCGCCTGCTCTTTCAAACTCGGCGGTTTGGGACGGCGGAGGTCACGGAGCCAGTCAGCTCGAAGCTTGCCGTAGACCGTATAAATATCAGCACAGCACGCCTCCAGCTCGTAATCAGCACCAAGTTGAAAAACCTTGGCCACAAATGCTTCACGATCTGCACGTCTACTACAGTATTCAATTTTGATCTGCCATTCACGTACAAGTTCAGGCGGCGGAGTAATTAGGTGTTCTTGAGTCATCGTTTAACCTCGTAGTGTGTAGAACTAAACCCGCGCCAAGGTGACGCTCTCGGGTTGGTTTTGGTATTTGCCTGAGCGGTGTTCGTAGGAGACGGCGCAGGGTTCGCCCTCGAAGAACAGCGCTTGCACGATGCCTTCGTTGGCGTAGATCCGGCAGTCCGCGCTCGAAGAGTTGCTGAACTCCAAGGTGAGGTGGCCTTTCCAGCCGGCCTCGCCCGGGGTCGTGTTGGCGATCACGCCCATGCGGGCGTAGGTCGACTTGCCGATGAACAGGCAGGTGATGCTCGAGGGAATAGCGAGGTACTCCAGAGCGACACCCAGGCCGTAGCTGTGGCCGGGGAGGATGAAGTAGCTGCCGCGCTCGTCCTCGTGCAGGGGGACGGACTCGAGGTTGGCGGGGTTGAAGTCCTTGGGATCCATCACGGTGCCGGGGACGTGGCGAAACACGAGGAACTCGCGGGGCGACAGGCGAAGGTCGTAGCCGTAGGAGCTGCAGCCATAGCTCAACACCTTGCGGTCCTCGACCTGGCGGATGAGGTCAGGCTCGAAGGGCTGGATCATGCCGCCAGCAGCGCGGACGCGGATCCAGATGTCGTTTTTCAGCATGGGGTGAGGAGCTTGGCGAAGTAGGAGCGGAAGTTCTGCCAGTCGATCGTGACGTCGTAGCGGCGGGTTCGGACGCTGCCGGGTGGGGCGACGATCTCGGTGTGCTGCACGGTGTTGAACCGGTGGCCGCAGCTAGGACAAACACGCATGCGGAGAAAGTGCCCTTCGCTGGTACGCAAAGTGCGCTTGATGTCGGTGGTCAGAGATCCGCACTCGGGGCAGGGCGGGCCTAGACGATTGACGGCCATCAGTGCTCCCAGGTGTCAGGGGCGTGGGGGGATTGCGTAGGGCGCCAGGGTGAAGTGGCCCAGCGGGCGCCAGCGCCGAGGACGATGCCCAGGGCGATGACGAGGACGGCGTAGCGCTTCATGCGATTTGGGTGAGGTAGATCGTGACTGCGAGGATGCCCAAGAGCCAGATCAATCCGAAGACGATGACGGGTGGCATTGGGGATACATGCGGAGGAGTTGCGTCTTGCGCTCATCGATGAGATGGGCGGAGGAGACGATGGAACAAGGGCCGCTCTCGGGGATGCAGATCCGATAACAGTCGTGGCCGTGGGCGTCGACGTAGTAATCGACGAGGAGATCGCCTGGGTTCATGCGGCCTCGCAGGCGCTGCCGACGTACTTCTGCCAGAGGCCCGTGTAGGTGTGGTGCAGTGGGTGGTCGCTCCGATCGCGGCCGTCGTAGGCGTAGAGCGTGTCGAGGAGCTCGGCGCGGGCCAACTGCACCAGGGGGTTGCACCCTGGCATGAACGAGTGGGGAGTGGTCTCAGACATGAACAGGGTGCGGTGGGGTGATTAGAAGTCGTCCTCGGTGGCGAGGAGCTCTGCTTTGAGCGTGCGCGATGAGGCGCGGAGGGACTTCGTCTGGCGACCGGCGCGGTCGACAGCCTCGGCGGTGTCACCGACGGCGCTAAGCAGAGGGCCGGCGACCGGGGCGAGCTCTTGGCAATACGAGGCGAGTGAAGTCCAGAACGATTGAGTCATGACGAGATGCGTGGATGATTTCAGAACAGCGGAGCGCGGAGCGCCACGATGCGGAGGTTGGACCAACCGAGCTTGAGAAGGGCTCGGGCACGTAGGCCGGCGGTGTCCAGATCCGCGAAGCGGACTGCAGCGAAGGGGTCTGAGACCTCTTCGACAGGAACACCGCCGATGCCGGTGCAGGCGGCAAGGAAGCCGGCCTCGGTGCGAATCACATACCTAGTGGTGTAGTGACGGCATGACAAAGGATCCTGCAGGAACAAAGCGGGAATCGATGCCACGCTGTTTGAGGTTTGCATTGGCTTTCAGGATTTCATTTGCTGTAGCAAAAGTGGTGTAAAGCGCTATTCCTGTGGTGATGTGCATCAGTTCATACGCAGCAAAACCTGCCATGGATGTGTCCATGTCAAAGGGGCGGTGAAGAACGCGGTGCGGGTGGGTGCGGCTGAGGGCAGGGCCCGCTTGGTCATTCTGCCGCGCTTCCCATAGGGTGGGAGCGCGCAGGCTCGGTGAACTCACAGCGACCTGCGTGGATGATCCGCCCTGGGGGTGAGAGCCCAGGGCGTTTTTCTCAGACGCGCCGGACTCGGTAGGTGACGAGCTCGGCGCCTGCGGCGTCCATCTCTTGGACGGAGAGGACACCGCGGTTGAAGCGGTCGCGGTCAGCGCGGTCAAGGCCGGGCATGGTGACTTCGGAGACGCACTCGGCGAAGGCAGCCATCCAGTAGGGGACGATGCCGTAGACGTGACGGTGCGCGACATCACCGGGGTTGGCGTACTCGAGCACGGGTGCTTTGACGCCCTTGTCATTGAGCCAAGCGATCAGGCTTTGGTTCTTAGTAACGATGATGTTGCTTTCAGACATTAGAGAAAGAGTGAGAGAATTGTGTGGATAAAAGGGGCTGAAGCCCCGAAATCACACAAGGGCAAGACAAGCTTGCCGCGCTTGATCGATGCGCTTCGCGCTTGTGCCGCCCCAGAGGCTTTCCAGGCGAGCGCGAGCACGCTCGGTCTCGTCCTTGGCACGGCCCACGTCATGGGTTTCGGCCTGGGTGATGGCGTTGAACAGGCCGTAGACGGTGCCGGCTACGCCAGGGATGTCACGGATGCCCAGGCCGGTCTCGCCGGCGTAGTGGCTGCGGATCGTGGCGACCTCGGGGATGTCACCGAGGGTGCGGGGACGGATGGCGCCGGACTTGTCCTTGTAGGGGGTGGCCAGCTTGTCGGCGTAGGTGGTTTCGAGGACGCGACGGGCGATCTCGGCGGTGAGTTGCACGTTGGTGAGGTCGCGCAGTTCGTTGATCGATTGGCGGAAGCTGCGGCGCTCCAGGTCGATCAGCAGGGGGAGGCGCTCGGCGAACTGCGTCACGGATGCGGTGTGTTTGGCGCGGAGCCCGGCGCCCTTGGCGACGGCTTTGCCCACCGCTTTGCCGGTGAGATAGGCGAGCTGGTTGGCGCAGCGCAGGCGGACGTCGCTGAAGAACACACCGAAGCCGGAGCTCCCGTCATGGGAGTTGAACAGGTGGAGGTAGCGACGCACCTTGTCGCCCGGGACGACCTCGTCCTCGGTGTCGATCGAGGCGGTGGCGAACACTTTGCGGCCGTCGCGGATCGAGAGGACGTTCTCGATGGTGACGTCCTCGTGGAGGTAGTCGAGCAGGTTGATCAGGGCATCGTTCTGCACCGGGGTGTAGCCGGCGCCGTGGATGCCGAGCAGGGCGTCGGTGTCGCTGCGGACGATGGAGCAGTGCTCCGGGGACTGCAGCGGGCCGTCCGGGCCCATGAAGAAGGCGGGGCGCTTGTCGGCGGTCCAGTTGAGGCCGGCGATCTCGAAGGCGTCACGGGCGGTGACGTTCTCGGGGACCATGGTGCCTACGCGGCCGATGAGCGGGTTCACGGCGTAGCCCTTGTCGCGGTAGCGGCCGTAGACCAGCGGGCCGGCGCCGTCGGCGGCGTAGGCGGTGCTGACGCGGTTGGTGGTGAAAGTCACTTGGCTTTTGTGAGAGACGTGGATGAGTGCGCGTTGTGCCGAGGCGCGCCCCTCGGGGCAAGACTAGAGCGGTTGGGGCGGTAGCTCAACCCAGACGGGTTGGGTCAGACGCGGGGAACAGGATCTCGACGCCCCGCTCGAGCATGTAGGCCATCAGGTTCGACTGGGAGCGGCCCTGCTCGTCGGCAATGGCGCAGATGCGCTCGTGGACGTGGAAGGGGAGGGTGATCGTGACCCGCTGGCTGGTGCGCTTGTAGTTGGGGGTGTTCATGTGGGTGTGGAGGTGGCGTAGTGCGTAGCGGCCCAAGCGGGGAACTCGGGGTCTTCCGGGAGGGGGTAGCCCTCGTTTTCCCAGTCGGACTCGTGCATGCCGCAGGGGGCGTACCAGCCGCCCTCGTCGCCGGTCCAGCCGGCGCGCCAGCGGGCATTGGCGACGGAGCTGAGGTGCTGGTACCAGGAGTCGCCGACGCGGGCGGCCATGGCGAGGTTGAAAGCGGGGTCGTTCATTCGCCTAGGTGGATGAGATGGGCTTCGAGGTAGTCGCGTACAGATCGCAAATAAGCGAGCTGCACATCTCGCTCTGTTCTTGCTTTCGGGTACGCGTCATTACCCTGTGGGTAATAATCTCTTCCATTCATTTCTATTTCAGCGAAACTGCGTATAGCTCCCTGCACTGCGACGTAGGCGTTGTGGTAGCCCTCAGCGAGCATCTTGCGGCTGGTGCCGTTGAGGTGAATGGAGGGAAGGGTGAGATCAGTGGGCATAACTCAGTAGCTGATGTGAACAGTGGCGATGCCGTCAATCGGGACGCCCAGGCGATAGGCGGCGCCGGCGCTGAGGTCCAGTGAGCTGCAGTCGCAGCGGTCAGTGACAGGCACTGTGAGCACACGTCCTCGGTGAGAGACACGCACTCGGGTGCCGCAGGGGAGCCAGGGGTGGGCGGCCGAGACGCCCCAGAACTGGAAGGTCTGGCCGCAATACGTCGTGCGGCCGTGATACCACTCGTGGTAGACGGTGGCTGTGACGTGGCGTGCTTGGGCTGGGGCGAAGAGCGAGAGCGCGGCGAACAGGGCGAGGCGCTTCATCACAGAGCCTCGTTGCTGTAGTAACGGGACCCAGGCCCGAAGTCCTCGATCAGGTGAGGGAACGCTCCCTCGAGGCGGCGCTTATTGGCACCGTCGGCCTTGTACCAAGCATGCGCCAGGGCAGCGCAGAAGCCGCCGCCGTGGCGCTCCATGGCAGCGAAAGTGCGGAAGGTCTCGACGTAGGAAAGGGTGGAATTCATTTGGCTTCAGAAACAGAGACGTAGAAAGAGGGTTCGTTACTAGCGATGCCGCGGGATTGCTCCCACTTTTGGGTGATCTGTAGGCGCTCCATCTCGCGCTGCGTTTCGATGGAGTAGATCCAGCGATTGCGTTGCTTGAGGACGCACTTCACATCGCCCAGGGCGACGTTGGTGAGCGCCTTGGTTTGCATGTGGCTCAGGAGCCAGTCGCGTTCTGCGTCATACGCAGCGGTGAGGCGCTGGATCTCGAGCTGCAGCTCACGCGCTCGGGAGAGGTGTTGGCCAACCTCGCCGGTGGGCACATAGGTGCGCGCTCGGCGCTTTACGAAAGAGATGGTCATAGTTCTTTGAAAAAGGTTGGCTGATGACTGATTCGTTAATTGGTCACCAGCAGCTGGCGGAAGGTGAAAGGTTCGCCTCGTTTGGCGTACTCGCTGAGGAGTAGGTCGACCTCGGTGGGGTCTTCCACCCAGTGCTCGTGTTCCCAGTCGTCTGACAGGAAATGCCAGACGGGATGAGGCTCAGGGCCGGACTCGGGGTCCGGCGGGGACAAGGGTCGCGGATCGAGGCAGGTCATGGGCCGGGATACGTCATGGGCGTAGGCGGAAGGGTGTTGCTGGGGCGCTGGTAGCCGTAGTCGACCGCCATGGCGGCGAGGGCTAGGCCGAGAAGGAAGCCGGCGACGTGCTCGGCAGCGATCCATGGGGGCATGGGCCTGCGGCGAGGTGCGCGCTTGGAGCGTAGAGAGGACATGGCAAAAGGTCAACTGATTCAGGAATGGGTCAAACGCCGACAAAGGAAGCGCCGACGCCGTGGGCCTCGACGAACACGTCTTGCTTGGCGCCGTCGCATAGACGGCAAGTGAGGCACTGCGCTTGCGAGCCCTCGGCAGTGGCTGGGCACAGCTTGCCGCTGTAGGG